ATTTCATCTAACGATTGTGCTCACATGTGTTATAATCCACATACACAAAATGGAAGATATTTATATTTTTGTCCTGGTGTATCGAATGCAACTACTACGTCTCAACGGCCATTCATGAGATTTGATGTTAATAGTTGGAAAGTAGAAAAAATAGCAGGTATAAGAAACGTTTCAGGTTCTAGTACGTTTACTGCTCAAAGAGTAGCATGGATTAGTCTATTTCAGGACGGAAATACTAAAATAGCATTTTATAATACAGCTAGACCTAACCAAGGATTAGATTTTTGGCAATTAATGCTAGTAAGATAAAACCATTTTTTATCAATATGTATAAAATATATCAAAAAATAAACAGAATAAATGAAAGACATATCTTTGAAAATATCAGAAATTCTTCAATTAGAAATTGAGTTAAACGGATTAAGATCACAAGACGGTACTGTAGTATTCAATGGACTACTTTCAACCAAATTACCATTAGTAGCTAAGTATTGGATAAATGAATTAGCAGAAACTGTCGGTAAAGAAAAGAAAAAAGTAGAAGAACTTCGTAATGAATTGATAAAAAAATATGGCACTGAAGATGAATCAGGCAATATTACAATTGAAATATTTACTGATGAAGAAAAAACTCAGAAAAACGAAAAATATACAGAGTTTGAAAAAGAGTATGGTGCTCTTTTAGCAGAGTCTAAGACCCTTCAATATACTCCGATCAGTTTAACACATTTACAAAATGTAGAAATATCTGAGAATTATTCGATGTTTTTTAAATTTTTACAACCTTAAAAATAAGAACTTATAATAGAAAAAGAGACTTTTTAGTCTCTTTTTTTGTTTAGATAAATATTATTATGATATTAAATGCTAGAGAAAGTAGTTTCGTTTTATTATTTCCGTCTACTTTTTTTACAAAGGAAATAGTTGAGAAATACGATCCATATTTCAAAAGTCTGATGTTACCTTATGCTGGTGTATCAGATTTCATGTCTTCTACTATTCAATCAATAACGTTTCCTTCCTTAGATATGAAACTTGTTAGTCAAACAAGAACTCATGGTAAAAGTCAAGAATTTAAAAATTCTCAGCCAATAGCTGATTTATTTACTAGAGAATTTACGATTAATTTCAAATTAACAGATGCATTTCTAAATTATTTCATATTTATCGAAAATGCGTTAAATTATTATAGTTTTGAAAATATAGAACCTACTAATAATCAAAAAAGTTTAGGTAAAGCTACACACCTCTCTAATGCATCAATAAAAGATAATCAAGGACAATATTTCGATCCTATTAGATTATTATTAATGAGTAATGAAGGTCATATAGTGTCCTCAATAGTATTTAAGAAACCTATTATAGCCGGATGGAGTGATCTTAAATTGTCTTATGCTCAAAATGCACCAGAATTTACAACATTCTCTGTTAAATTTAATTTCTTTGAAATGGAATTTAAGACTGAATATCAGTAATTGAATCTTGATCAGTAAATTGATCGTTAATTTTGATATTTGAATTTAGTGAAGTATTAAATCTTTCAATTTTTTCATTAACTTTAAGAGTTGAAGATTTATCGTAGCTAGGATAATGAGTATCCATTTCTACATTAAATGTTAATGACGTATAATTATCAGCTGTCATAAAATCAAATTGCTCTATCTTTTTGATATCCATTTGTTCAGGAAATTTTAAATTAGCAGCCATTCTTATACCTTTAAAAATAAAGTATTTAACTCTTGTTTGAAAGAATGTGTCCATCACTGATTCTAACACTTTAAACAATTGATTTAACTGAGCAACTCTAATTTCAATTTTAAATGTAATAGTAATTGGAATCGCCATTAATCTAGCATTATATCCTACAGATTTTAATTTATTGTTCTCATCTGTTTCTTTAGCCGTGTATTCAGCTCTAATGAATTTATTAGTTAGGTCCTTTGTCTTAATTTGAATTTGAGGTGGAATATGAATTACTCCAAAAGGTAAAGTTTCATAATTACCTTCTGCTTTATATACATCAGGACATATATTGCTAGGTAATCCTAAAAAGAAATCTTTCATAAATTGTTCACTATTACCTGCACTCACCATAAATTTAACTTGGTGTTTTTCGGTTTTCTCCTTAATAGTTTGTTCAATGTATAGTTCAGTAGAAAGAACTTCTAATAAACTAATCATTGCACTTCTAACAAAAATATCATCAAGATTGCTTTTATTCATATTCTTTATTTATTCACCTGATGTTATAAATAACAATAAATTGCTATAGATGGACACCAACGCCAAAAAAGGCATAAAGTTATTCTCTAGTTTAAAGATTGACATTGGCAGTCTTATAAACGAAACGGTAACTTATCTTCAAACCAAGTTCAAGCAAGCTAAAAGCATTTTCACCGCATCATCTCCGTTCGGTCAAATTCTGTTAGTAATGGAGAACTTAAGCCAACTTATATTCTATTACATAGAAGATGCTGTAACCGAACAAAATATTTATGAAGCGACCCGAGTTAGCTCCATTTATTCATTAGCTACATTAAGTGGACATAATCCAAGTAGAGCAATTTCTGCTAGTGGTGAAGTTCAAATCAGTATTAAACCAGATGTAACAGATGTTCCAACCAATAGAGTTATTTTTCCTAATTACATGAAACTTCGTTGTGTTAACAATGGATTATCGTATGTTGCAGAACTTCCACAAGATGAAGTTAAATTTTCATTAACAGGAATAGACAATAATTTCAAATTTACAATTAGACAAGGAGAAATTGAAACTCAAACCTTTACTGCTACTGGTGAAAAAAGTGAAAGTTTTCAATTAGGATATCCTAATAATTTCTTAATTGATAATTTCTTAGTTAATGTTTATGTAAATGGTGACAAATGGAATGAATATCGTTCTATGTTAGATATTCCAAGAGGAGAAAAGGGATATATTACTAGAACTGGAATAACTAATGGTTTAGATATTTATTTTGGAAACGGAGTCTTTGGGAGAACTCTGCCAGTAGGTGCATTAGTTACTGTGGAATATCTTGTAACTGAAGGTGAAGCCGGTATCATAAGAATAGATGATCCTAGACAAATTTATTTTACTTTCGAAGATACTGCATTTAGTTTAACAGGAGAAGAAGTTAATCTAAATGAATTTGTTACAATTTCTACAATTAGTCCACCGAGTTTTGGTGCTAATTCTGAACCTATCGAATTAACTCGTTTAATTGCTCCACATACTTCACAGAGTTTCGCTTTAGTTAACGAAGATGGATACGAAAATTTATTGAGAAAAATGCAATTATTTTCTACTATTAGAGTTTATGTTGATCCTCTTGATGAAAGAATGTTAAATCTATTTTTGATACCAAATACAAGTAAACTTTATACAAACGGTGAAGATTATTTCAGATTAAGTTTAGATAGATTTATTTTGTCTTCTTTTCAGAAAAACGAAATTTTAAAATACATTAAAAAAGGTGGAACTGAAATTGTATCTCTTGATACAAAAATAATCGATCCTACTTTAAGTAGATATGTTTTAAATGTCAGTGTAATTATTTATGAAGACATAGATGATAGTTTAGTTAGAGCTGAAATTATTGATACTTTAGGTAAATATTTCATCAATTTAAAACGTCATGATAGAGTTCCAAAAAGTGACCTCATTAGAGAAATAGAGGGCCTCTCTGGGATAGATTCAGTAGCTGTCAATATTATCAGTGAGAAGAATGAAATAAGTAAGACGAATGACCCCCTTGCGCCTGAAGTAGGATTAGATCAACTTAATGATATTTTAATAGGAATAGACGAATTTCCTATTATTAGAGGTGGCTGGAAAGATAGATTTGGAAATGAATATACTCAAGGATTATCTGAAGAAGCTTTAGGTTGTTTAAATATTCAAATAAAAGAACGTATTAGAAGACCGATATGATAAAGAATTCTCCATATAGAAATACTTTTTCTCGTAATGATAAACGCTTGCATTTAGGTTATGATTATAAGGATAAAATTTTGAAAAAGACGACATCTAATCAATTATGGGGCGTTTCAACAGTTCTTGATAAATTGTTAACTACTATTAACGATTCGATGTATAATTTAGTTGAATCAGTTAAGCAGATCAAAGTTTGGTGTAATCCAGCCTTAGATAAGCATGAAAATAAATTGAACTAATGGCAACAGGTCTAAATAAAGAAACTAAAAAACAAATCAAAGGTGAATTAGAAACTTTACTATCACAATTTGGTTCAGGTGATAGTCATGAAGATGATATAGTTGATCAACAATTTAGAGAAATTATTCAGGCTCCGCCTATTGATTTCGAGGAAATGAATGCTAAGTTCACTGAACAAGCTCAAAGAATAACTAACTCTCTTTTTGATTATTATGTCAGCATTGGAGTATTAGAATCTCATGATTATTTAAAAGTAAAGAAAGAATTAGATGATGGAAACATTCAAACGATATTTTTTCAAGTAAAAACTTTAAAATTTGCAATAGAGAAATTAGTTCAATCGATAAATGATGGAACTGCAGGCCCAAGAAACTATGAAGTCTTAGGTCAATTACAAGATAAATTGTCTAATGCTATTAAAACTCAGGCCAATTATATCTTATTTTTAGAGGACTCTTATAAGAAAGTTAAAATAGAATCAGAACAAAGAGGAATCGCAATTGAAGAAGGTTCTACAAAGAAAACAAATAAAGAAGATTATTATATTTCAGCAGGCACTAAAAATTTGATGAAAGATTTACAAGGTGAACCGACTGACCCGAAATTCGAAATTAAAACAGCTAATAAAAATTTAACTGATCCTAGAGAAAAGAATAATTTATTAGAAGAGAAAGGTCTAGGTCATTTACGTGCAGTCGAAACAGACGATGAAGATTTTTCTGATGCTATTACTGAAATAATATAACAATATGTTCGATTTCTTACAAAATAAGGGTGGTAAAACACGCGTTAATGTTGCAGGTTTAGACGATAATGAAGCGCAAGCTAGTGTCGTTTGGAATACCGAAAAAGTTAACAAATTACTACAAGATCATGAGAATGGTATAATCGACATTAAGACATTAAAGAATTCTCCATTTAAAGATAACGATCCCTCTTGGAAAAAACCAAACATTGTTTGGCAATATACTCCTGAAGAATACGAAGAACTTGAAAAATGTAAAGCTGACATAATTTACTTTGCTGAAAAGTATTGTCAAATTATGACAGAAAATGGTGTAATGACAGTAAAATTACACGATTATCAAGAAGAAATCGTAAATCATTTCAAAGACAATAGATTTAACATATTAATGGCAAGTCGTCAGGTGGGTAAAACCTGGATGTCTTCAGTATTCATCGTATGGTATACAATATTCCATATTGATAAGAATACTTTAGTCGTTGCAGATAACGCTGCTACCACAAAAGAGGTTATCGATAAGATTAAGACTATTTTCGAGAATATGCCATTCTTCTTAAAGCCTGGTTGTATTACTAATGCTGTTATGACTTTGAAATTTGATAATGGTTGTAGAGTTATAGGTCGTTCTACTACAAAGAAAACAGGTATCGGTTTTAACATTCACTTGTTATACATAGATGAGTTTGCCCACATTAACGAAGCATACATTGATAACTTCTTTAGGTCAATTTACCCTACCATATCAGCATCTAAAACATCCAAGGTCATCATTACGTCCACTCCTAATGGAATGAACAAATTTCATGATATGTATCAAGCTGCAATGGAAAATAAGGGTGGAAAGGATGATTTTGTTCCATTAAGAGTAGATTGGTGGCAATTTCCTGGTAGAGACGAAGAATGGAAAGCTCAAACCATTATTAATATTGGTTCCGAAGAAGATTTTAATCAGGAATACGGATTGCAATTCTTTGCTTCAGATAAATTATTGTTGAATTCAAAAGATTTGAAAAAAATCTTTAAATTAAAAACTGTTTATGTTCCTCACAATTTAAAATTAGAACCAGAGAAATCACTATTATTAGACCATTTAACGTTCCATCCTAATTTTGCAAAGAATACATTAGAAGATTTAAGATATGATCCTAATTATTATGTATTTTCGATTGATACTGCAGACGGATTAGGAAAAGATTATTTGGTTTGTAATATTTACAAATTTGTTCCGTTGCCAGTAAAAATGTTAGAATCTGTTAAACACCTACTAAGTGATAGAATGGATATTTTTGGCTTAATTCAAGTCGGTGTATATAGAACAAATAAAGTAGATATTAACGAATTCTGTCGAGCAGTTGATTTATTGACATTTGAAGTATTTAATCATAATAAAGTTAAGCTTAATATTGAATTAAATCATAAAGGTGATTATGTTCATGAAAAAATGAAATTGAATGAGCTGTATTCTGTTTCTATGATGGTTCATAGTAAGCATACGATGGGAGCTCAATTCTTTAAACCTGGAATATCTTTAACTTCAGGTGAAATTAAGAATAAGATTTGTGAGAGAGCTAAATATATGATAACATGTAACAAAATAATTCCTAATGAGTTTAAAACTTGTATGGAGCTTGGTGCATTTGGTAAAAGTAGAGCCGGTACATATCGTAGTCAGTCAGGTAATGATGATTTGGCTATTACTACTGTGAATTGTTCAGCATTTTTTGAATCTCCTAATTTTTGGGAGTTAGCAAACGAGGTGTATGATCTTTTGCCTCCGGAGTATTTGAAAGAAGTTAAGGAAAAAATATTTCCCACAATTGATGCCAGTGAAGGAAGAAGGGGTATGTTAGATATGGGAACTATGAAAAAGTTAAATGAACCTAATCAATTAAAGAGTTTAAGTGATCTATCGATATTTTCAGCAGAAGGAATTTCTATAAGAAATAGCATAATTGATCAATTTAATAGATGGTAAAAATATATTAATATCATGGAAAATAATTCGGCAATTAAAGCTAGAATCTTAAAGCAGAAGACTATGATTTTTGAGAGAGTTATTGAAGAGATAACTAAAGCTGTTGAGAGTAATGAAGATGTTCGTTATATTAAGGATATTGATTTTTTAGGTACTAATATAGTTTTTAAGGTGCAAAGAGATTATTGGATATATTCTCTTGATAAGGCACGAGTGTTCTTCGAATCTATAGAAGACTACGGCAAATGCAAGGTTTGTCGTAATTTGATCAAAAATATAAAAGCGAATGGCTAAATTGATTCAAGTTGAAGCAGGTGGATATAGTAGACCTGCTTATTCAGAAGTTTCTGAGCATGAAATAGATTTCAGACCAAAAATACGAGTTCTCCCAGCATTACATTATAATGAAGATAGAATTTTTATCTTCGTAAAAAAGCACGAGCCTAATACACCAGGTTGGAAAAACGGCGGTTATGAGTGTCGTGAAGTTAATAGAGAAGATGCATGGCTTCCAAAGTTTAGAGCTTTTGAATTAGACGCATTAATCATTCATCCCAATGCATATAATACCACGCTAGATTAAGATTTATCTAAGTCTTAATTATAAAAAAACCATTCACACATGGGCAGATCCAGATCAGTCAAAGTAGCACCAATTAAAGACGACACGGACTTTATGAAAGATTTCTACAACGATGATAAAGTCGATTTTAAAAAACTTCCTATTTTTAAAATTAACACAAAGTATAAGAATGAAAAGCAGAAAAGTATGAGTAATGTTATTATGGAGAATAGAATAACATTCGTCAAAGGTCCTGCTGGAACAGGAAAAACTTTTATCGCATTAATGGCAGGATTAAAGTTATTAAAGGACCCTGATAAAAATATAAATCAAGTCGTTTTAACTAAACCTATTGTTGAAATTAAAAGTCAAAATAGTATAGGTGCTTTACCTGGAGATTTACACGAAAAAACCTTAGGATATTTTACGCATTTCTACGATAATCTAATTAAAATCGTAGGTAATGCATCTGCTAAATATTTAAAAGATGCTGGATTTATTAAAGAGAGTGTATTAAACTTCGTAAGAGGTTCTACTTTTGGAACATACGATTCAAACGGAAACCCTATTGGTAGTTTTTGTTTGCTTGATGAAGCCCAAAACACAACAATAGAAGAAATGAAAACTTTTATTTCAAGAATGGGTGAAGAATCAAAATTAGTCATTCTTGGTGATCCAGATCAAATAGATTTAAAATTTAAACCAGGAGAAAAATGTGGTTTGGTCGATGCAGTAGATAGATTAGATGGTATTGAAGGTATAGGTACATTTGAATTTACTGAAGATGATATCGTGAGAGACCCATTACTGATTGAAATTATGAAAAGATATAAAAAATAGATACGGGATTTTAGAATAACTGAAGAATAGTTTAGTATTATAGATTAGTAAACCATTAAAAATAACGATATGAAATCAAATGAACGACAATGGATTTGACAAAGTAAACAGAGAATTAAATTTAGAAACTCAGACTTTAGTAGACAAAATGGTCGAAGGAGTAATAACTGAGAGAGAAAGAAATAGATTAACACAAATAATTTATCCAAAATTAAAGTATTACATTTTTAAATTCTTTAATGATAATGAGCATACTTTAGAAGTATTGCACAATGTTTTAGAAAAGATCTTTAAGAACTTTCATCAATATGATAATAAGTGGAAATTCACGACTTGGAGTTATAATATTGCTAAAAACGAAGCTCTTTTATACAAACACAATTTAAACAAAGTTAGAATAGTCGACGTAGATACTGTATCTTATCAATTAGATCAAATTAGCAATTTCGATGTATCTGTTGAAGGAGAAAAAAGCGTTTTAAGTTTATATGACGTCACTATTAAAGCAATCATGGGATTACCAGATGGCATAGAGAAAGAAATTTTAATAGATAAAGAAATTAATCGATTAAAAGGCAACCAAATATCTGAGAAACATAACATGAATCTTAACACAGTTAAAACTAAATTGAGAAAAGTTCGTAAAATAATCAAAGAACAAATTTTAACAGAAAATCCTCAATATACCGAAGTAATTGAATCTTATCTATAAGTATGAAAAATCTAAGTCCCATATCTTTTTTCAAGTTCCTCTTTAGTTATATTAAAGAGATAAGGTTATTTTTGTTTTACAGAAAGACAGTAAAAGCTTTAGTTGCTTCAGGGGAGCTTGAAAAAAATGGTCTTCGTGTTGATAGTCTTAATAGAATTTTTTTCGTTAAGAACTTAGAGGCAGAAGTATTATTATATGGAAATCAAGAAGAAGGAGGATTAGAACGTTTTGAAAAAAGTTTCATAGCAGAACAACTTAGAAAATATAATGACATATTCATTAAAAATCAATTGATTGAAATAGTTAAAACTTCTCTTAAGAGAATTAAAACACAAGATTATTATGCTTATTTAGTTACAATATTCTTTAATTTTAAAAAATTCACTCTCCTTAGAACGATCTATGTTCTAGCATATTTTTGGACATTAACCTACTTAATTATCAAATTAGTAAATAATTGGGGCAACATTATTTCATATTTCAAAGGATTGTTTTAATGCCTCTAGCCGCGAATAGATAACTATAGTAAAATATCTATTTCATAATGGCTCAATTTGAATTCTTACCTGACCCAAGTTTATGGCAACTCAAAGAAGCTTATCGTAAGCTTTGTTCTACTGGTGAAACTGGTAAGCCTTACTTGACTCTTATCGATGACACATTATTCGTTCTATGCGGAACTAAAACTTTAGCAGAATTTCAACTATATTTTGATAAATATCCAGTTGATTCAAA